TCCAAAACTACCATTATTTCACCAATTTCCCAGGATATGTTTGCTGATATTGTGAATAAAACCACTTATTTACCACCTCCAGATTATGATCCTTTATACACTCAAGGATCAAAGAAGAGTGGTCCATTAGGACCTATTGCTCCTCATAATATAACAAGATGGGTTTCTGAACCTACTACCTTTGATATATTGGGCTCATATCCCGGTCGTGATTCTCATAAATCACGCACATCAACAACCAAAATCGCTGATGATTTTCTACTTGAATTAGGGAAACCTTTGAATTATTCAAAGCCTGTAATGTCACCCACTTGGGTTCGAGAAACTGGAATTACACTTAACCCGTATGCCATAGCTGCGCAAGAACAAGGTCGAATCACTACTAATATTCCTCCATATCATTTAGAAAAAGCCGCTAGGGCTTATGTAGATGATGGTTTATCTGATCCTTCTTGGTTAGCAGACACTCGCACAGTTTCACTAGATGTAGCTATTAATGGTGTTATTGGTGATCCTTATATGAAATCTGTTTGTATGTCAACTTCAGGTGGATTTGATTTTCCTGGTGCAAAGAAAAAATATTTTGACCTTGATCCTGACACAAATCGTTTTGTGTTGGGTGCTGATTTGATTGTAGCCAGACAACGCATTTTGGATTGTTATAAAAGTGGACATAGATTTCATCCCGTTTTTCAGGGGTGTCTTAAAGATGAACCAGTAAAAATTGCCAAAGCTGCCATAGGCAAGACAAGAGTTTTTACTGCTAGTACATTAGCATTTACCATTATTATGAGAGAACAATTTTTGAGCATAACAAAACAATTTATGGTTAACAATTTTATTAGTGAAGGTGCTGTTTCTATGAACTGCGATGGCCCTATATTGGCAGAACTTAAGAATTATTTGTGCTCATATGGTGAAGACAGATTGATTGCTGGTGATTACAAAGCCTTCGATAAATCAATGCCTGCCATTGTTATTAGATGGGCCTTTTGGGTTCTTATTATGTGGCGCACTTTTGGCGGTGTGTCTGACACTGATCTACTCATTATGAGAGGTATTATGACAGATGTTTGTTTTCCTGTCACCAATATTAATGGCGATCTTGTGCAATTTTTCGGTGGTAATTCTTCT